ATTTCCCGGCGGTCGGGTCGTTTACGTAGGCGAGGATGTTCGCGGCGATAGTCGCTATGTCGGAGCCTCCGATCGGGGATCCGACGGACTGGGGGGCGACGAGACGGCAGTCGTCCCAGACGATCTGGCCGCCGGGGGCGTACAGCCTGACGTTCACGGTCCACCCGGTCGCCCCGGCCGGGATCGACGCCTCAGTCTGCAGTCTCTGCCACTTGCCGATCGGTGTGCTCGCGGTGATCGGCGCGAACCGGACGTTGCGGAGCACGTTCAGGTTGTCGCGCAACTCCATGTAGAGCCCGCGGTTCTGCGCCGCGGGCCCGACGAAGGCGTGCGCGGGGTCGATGAAGTACCAGCCGGCGAGGGTGAGGAGTAACCCTTCGCCGCCGGCGCTGACGGTGACGGTCTGGGACAGGAACGAGTCCGTGTTCGCGGCGGCCTGGACGAGCCTGGCGGCCTGGAAGTCGACGAGCGCGTACTGCCCGGCCACTGCGATGTCGTCGACCGACGCCGTGCACCCGAAGGCCGTCCAGCCGATGAGCCCGTCCTCGAACTGGCGGTTGAAGAGGTACTCGGCGAGCGCCCCACCGAAGTTCGCGTCCGGTCCGAACGCCATGTTCTTGAGGTACCAGAGGAGCCCTGAGCACTGGACGGTGACCTTCGACCGGTCGCTCGTCGCGGCCACCGGGACCCCCCACCAGATCAGGACGTTGTCCCGCCAGATCTGGACCTCGCGCACGGCCGGGATCATCGACGGGGCGAGCAGCGCCGCCCCCGAGTTGATGCCGCTGTCGAGGACCGGGAAGGTGATCGTGGCGTCGCCGAGCGCGTTGAGCTCCCACGACACGCGGGTCGGGGTCGCGTTCTTGATCTGCCCGTACGGGACCCCGTACTTGTTAACGACGACGACGTCGTACTGGTGCTGGGCCACGTCTAGATCCAGGCATCAGACCAGGCGACGGTCCCGGCGATCGTGGGGGTCACAACGATCGTGTTGATGCCGGGCACGAGGACCCACCAGGGGGTCGTCAAGTCGCGCAGGTCATAGCGGTTGGCTCCCCCGCCGTCGGTGATCGTCTTGGCGGTGAAGTCGACGATGACGGTCGAGGGCATGGCCAGCGGCGAGACGGCGTGGAGCCGCAGCGTCTTCCCGGTGGTCGCGTTCTGGAGCAGGATCGGGTCGTTGCCGCCGGTGGTGACCGTCACGACGGGCCCCGTCCCGATCTTGGCGTTCCCGGCGTCCGTGCACGACACCGAACCGCCCGAGAAGGCCGCGGAGTGCGGGGTGACGCTGTACTTACGGGGGTCCTGCGCGTAGAGCTCGATGTCCCAGTCGGCGGTGTACGCCGGAATACCGTTCGGGAGTCCGCCGCTCGACCCGATCCCGACGAGCAACCCGGATGCTGTGGGGACAGGGTTCGACAGGTTCACGGTCGTCGAGTTCACGACGCCGGTGATGGTGGTCCCGATCGGGATGAGACCGGCGAGGTCCCACACGGTCTGGTTGAGGTCGGCGGACGTGAACGCCGCGGACGCCGAGATCAGCTGCGACGAGGACAGGGCGCCGTCGGTGACCTGGCGGAACGCGGGGGACCGGACGAGCATCGCGGCGACGCGGATCGGGAACCCGGTCTCGTCGAAGGACACGAGGCCGCTGTTGTTGTTCCCGGCGTGCAGGACGCTCGCCTGCTTGGGGACGACCTCGCGGGCCAGGAACAGGCCCGGGCCGTAGAGCAGGTCGAGGGCGCCCGACAGCAGGTAGCGGGCGTTCTCGCGGGCCGTCTCGTTCGGGCATTCGACCCAGCCGGTCATCTGGATCGAACGGCCGCGGTAGTGGAGGTCGGCGGGGATCTCGCCGTCCTGGGAGACGACCTGGAGCATCTGGACGCGGGCGTCGGGCGACGCCCACCCCTTGAGCGTCTTGTACCACCAGTAGTTGCCGTACCGGTCGGGCGTGCCGGTGTTGACGGGGACCGTCCCGGCGATCAGGTAGTCGGGGAAGTTGGCGGGGTTCATCGGGCTATCGCGAACGCGAGAGGCGGCGGCGCGCTGGTCCCGGCGGGCGCGCCCTGCTTGTTCGGGTCGGTGTTGGTGCGGATCTGCTGGAGGAGGGTCGTCTGCTGCTGCGGGAGCGGATGGTTCGGGTCGGTGTTGGTGCGGATCTGCTGGAGGACCTGGAGGAGTTGCGCCTGGGCGCCGGACGCCGCGGCGCCGACGTTGCCGGCGCCTCCCGGCGTCGCGACCCCGAGGCGGAGACGGTCGAGGGCTGACTGCGGGAGGTCGTGCCCGGCGGCGATCCCGGCGGCGAGACCCTCCATGAGGTTGAGGCCGATGCCGTGGAAGATCGTCGACGGCGACTTGACCCCGAGGGCGTCCTTGAACATGCCCACGATCTTGCCGCCGACGAAGGGGATGTGACCGAGGAGCGACTCGGCGGCGTGGACGAGCCCGTTCCCGAGCCCGCGGATCACGTCAATGCCGAGGTCCTCAAGCCAGTGCAACGCGCCGCCGCCGACGGTCCCGAGGAAGTCGAGGAACCGCTTCGGGAGCGACCCGAGGAAGTCGAGGACCTCGTGGAACGTGTCGGTGATCCCCTTGCACAACCCGTCGATGGCGCTCTTGCCGACGTCGAGGAGCCAGCCGGCCGCCTCGCCGAGCGCGCCGAGGATCCGGCCGGGGAGCTTAACGAAGAAGTCGGTCACGGCGTGGAACGCGTCGGCCGCCGCCCCGGTGATCGTCGAGCCGAGGTCGGTGAAGAACTGGCCGACCGCGTGGAGGGCCGTCATGAACCCCCCGGCGATCGCCTGGGTCGCCTCGTCGACGGCCTTGCCGAACACGTCCTTGAGCAGGGACGCCAGGTTCTTTAGCTCCCGGATCGGCGACGCGAGGACGTCGAGCAGGTCGTGGAACGCCTTCTTGAAGTGCCCCTGCAGGAGGTCGCCGACGAACTTGACGATGTCCGCGAAGAGGCGCAGCTCGTTGATGAAGTGCTTGCCGAGGAACTCGCCGACGCGGACCACGATGGGCATGACGTCGGTCACCAGGATCTCGGCGACGTGCTCGAGGACCGGCGAGATCGCGTCCCACGCGGCCTGGAACCGGGGGAGCATGTCCTTGATCATCGGCTCCAGGTCATGGACGAGCTTGCGGACGGCCTCGCCGATCTTCGCGAACCCGGCGTCGAACCCGGTGAGCCCCTTCGCGTCGCCGCCCTCGAAGCCGCGCATGAACTCGTCCTTGAACTTCGTCACCTCCGGGCCGAGCTTCTCCTTGACCTGGTTGAGGATCTCGGGGGCCTTCTCGAACCCCTTCTCTAGGAACCCGAGGAACGCGGACGCCGTCGGTTCCAGCGCGGTGAGGACCTGGTTCTTGAGGAGCTTGAACTTGTCGCCCAGCGTCGCGGTCGCCTGCGCCGTCGCGTCGATACCGCCGGCCCCTCCTGTGATCCGCCCGAGGGTGTCCCCGAAGTTGAAGACCCCGTCCTGGACCTCCTTGATGAAGACCCCCGCCTGGCGTCCGCTCACCCCGAACCCCTTCGTCGCGACCTCCAGGGCGGCCACGGCGGTAGGGGCCTGCTTGATCTGCTGGATGAGCGACCCGATGACCTTGGTCGGGTCTTCCCCGGCCTTCGCCGCGCGGGCCATCTCCAGCGACAACGCCGACATGGACTTCGCCGCGGGCAGCCCGAGCTTCTCGACCTGGGAGATCAGGCTGACGGTCTGATCCATGTTCAGGTTGAGGAACTGCACCGTCGGCCCGGCCGTCTTCATGTCCGATGCGAGTTGCGCCATGGACACGCCGGCGACCTGGTGCGCCTTGAACAGCACGTCGAGCTCCCGGGACTGGTCCGCCGCGGCGACGTTGAACATCCCGAACACGCTGGTGAGTTCCTGCACGTTCGCCGAGGCGTCCATGTGCTGTAGTTCGACGAACTGCTTCGTGAGCGTCTCCAGGGCGCTGCCTGTAAGCCCGGACCGGATCGAGACCTCCGACAGGTCCGCCGCGACGTTCTTGAAGTTCGCGCCGATCGCCGAGGTGAACACGTTCTTGAAGCTCTGCTGGAGGCCGACCATCTGCGCGTCGGTGGCCCCGGTCTCCTGGCGGATCGTGTTGAACGCGACCTGGAACTTCTCTCCGATCTCGAGGAGGGCGCCCCCGGCCGCGACGCCGATCCCGGCGATCGCGCCGACCGGGCCGAGACCCTCGAGCGCCTTCTTGATCCCGCCCTCGGACGCGGGGCCGAACCCGGTCGTGTCCGGGCGCAGGATGACGAACGCCTCGCCGATGATTGTCATCGGGTCAACTCACCACGTGACCTTGATGCCGAGCAGAGCGGCGGTCTCGCGGATCGACCGGTCCTGCTCCTCCAGTTCGATGCGGTCGCGGTCCTCCGGCCACGCGAGGGCCTTGATGAGGTCGGCTCGGTCGTCCTCGTTCCATAGCGAGTCGAGCCACGACGCGAACACGAAGTTGAGGAACCTGCGGATGGGCAGGTCGAGCGGGTCGACGCCGCGCCCGGCGCAGCCGCCATCGAGGTAGTCCCAGTTCCGGTCCGCCCACTCCGCTAGGGAGCAGACGGCTGGGTAGGGCGGTCGATCTTCTGCTCCACGAGTGCCCGGGCGATCTCGACGAGCGACTCGGCGGAGACGGCATGGTCGGGGTCGGTCACGAACGCGTGGAACCGGTCGTAGTCCTCGTCGAAGACGGTCCGGAAGAGGTCGAACATCGCGACGCTATTGCCGTCGAAGGAGATGTTCGGCAACTCGAGCACGGTCACCGTCGAGATGCGCCCCGGGTAGCCCTTGAACTCCTCGGAGTGCTCCTCGCCGTCGACGTCCTCCCAGATGAGCGGCACGACGACCGGGGTGTCGTCGTAGTCGCTGGCTCGCTTGATGCGGATCGGCTTCATCTGCTCGGGCATCTGCTCTCCTCGCTTGGGGTTCGTAGAGCATGGTAGATGGTCCGCCGCGCGGGCCTCCGGACCGCAGCGCCCTACCGCTCCTGCGCGACGGACGTCATGGCCTGGGTGATGAAGTCGTTCGGGGCGTTCCCCGGATGGTCGACGTGCGTCGTGAACACCGTCGTGCCGCCGGTCACGAACGCGAGGACGGGGTTCCCCTCGATCGGGTGCGGTTCGGTCCCGAGGACGACGTAGGAGGCGTAGCCCTCCTGCCCGGCCGGCGCCCACGTGCCGAGCTCGATGCGGGCGTCGGAGCCGTCCTCGAAGTGGACCTCGATCGCGTCGATGAGGAGCCGCCCGTCGTCGTCGCCGACGGCCTCCCCGATCGGGCAGGTGGCGATCGCCTCCTGCCTCATCCGTTCGCCCATGTCGCGCCAGCCGTGCATCGACGCGACCTTCGCCTTGAGTTCGTCGGCGGGACCAAGGTTGATCGCCCCGACGTCGCTCACGTCTCGACCCCGCAGCAGTGGAACCTGGAGATCACGTCGGGCGGTTCCTCGCCGCGCGGTCCGACGTCCGAGACGAGCCCGGCGGCGAGCCATCCGGCCACGCGCGGGTCGCTCTCGGACAGGTCGACCCAGCGTCCGGCGCGCAACCCGGGGAGCCCGGCGTTGACGTGGACGCGCCGCAGACCAGGCCCGACGGACATCAGGCGACCTGGACCTCGACGGTCGTCTCCCACGTCGCCCGCCCGCCGGATGGGTTGCCCTTCGGCACGGTCTGGCGGACGATGACCTGCCCGCCCGGGTAGGTCGGGCTCGGCTTGATCCCGCCGAGCATCAGGGCCCGCATGGCGGAGCGGACGACGACGACGCAGCGCCAGAGTTGGTCGGCGGCCTCGTCGAGCTTCTCGGGGCTCGGGAGCGACGGGGCGTGCCCTCCGCTCAGGATCGGCCAGTCCTTCGTGAGCGCCACGACGAACGACGCGAACTCCATGTCGACCTGCCCGGTCACGCCGTCCGCGAGCCTGTACTGCTCGGCGCCAGGCTTGCCGGGCGCGATCTTGGTGATGACGACGGCGAGTTGGTCCCCGTTCCTCGCTACGGGCGCCTCGGTGCCCTGGGTGATGACGCGCCGGGTGAACGGCTCTCCGAGCCCGTGGAGGTCCAGGGCGCCTCCTGCGGCCGCGAGGAGTATCTGGGCGGCCTCGTGGAGGATGTCGACGTCGGGGATCCACGGCGCCGGCGGGAACTGCATGAGGGTCACCGGTCAGGTCTCCCGGAGGACGACGGTGTTCGGCGCGGCGAACGCCGTGCGACGACGGAGCTTGCCGGGGTTGTACGCGACGAGCATCAGGTCGACCATCGGCAGCGCCGTGAAGGACTCGCGCAGGAAGGTGAGCGCGTCGCCGACGGCCATCGTCACGCCCTGCGTCGCGACGGACAGGACGCGGGCGCCGAGGCCGAGCTTGCCGGTGTCGGCGTCGGAGAGGACGGCGGCCATCTCGGAAGCGAGCTCGATGCAAGCGAACTTGCACGGGCTCGGCGGGACCTGCCCCCACTCGTAGTCGACGACCCACGTCCCGGGCGACGTGATCGGCAGCGAGAGGTTCTGCTGCCAAGGCCACGCGCCGGACGTCTGACCGCTGGCATCGATGTTGCGGACGAGGCGCCGGCGGTCGTAGAGGGTGTACTGCGACGGGTCGAGGACGAGGCCGTCGACCATGACCGAGTTGATCTTCTGGACGGGGGCCTGGAGGACGAGCTCGGAGGAGTCCTCGCCGGACTGCCACCAACCCATCCCGATCGCCGTCCACGCCCACCCGGACGCGAACCCCCACGCGGAGCCGTACCCGGACATCGACGAGTACGGGTAGAGGTAGCTCTGGTAGCTGTACCCGGACAGGATCGAGGTGGGGCGCACGACGGACCGCCCGGAGTGGAACTGGCGGCCGGAGAGGACGTAGAGGAGCGCGGTCGCCGCGTCGATCACCTCGGGCATCGACACGTCCGGCGCTCGTGCTGCTCGGCTCGCCGGGATGTCGTCCTCGGTGCACCACGGGGCGAGGAAGTGCTCGGAGACGGGGACGACCCCGATGGGGAGGCTCACGTGCTCAGGGTACCGCCCGCCACCTGACGATCACGGGAGTGCTCAGGTGACGGTGATGACACCAGCCGCTTCGAGCGCGTCCATCAGCGTCTCGACCGCCGCTGACAGCGCGGCGATGTCGACCTGCGCCGCGTTGTAGGACGTCTTGAGCGCGTTCGCGAGCGTCGCGACGGTCTGCGCGTCGGCCTGGACGTACGAACCCGTCTGCGTCGCGGCGGCGGCGGTAGCGTTCTGCGTCGACGTGACCGCGGGAAGAGCCGTCCCGGTCTGGGGAACGGTGAGCGGCGAGCCGATCGACGCTATGGCCGTCGGGACGAGCTCGTCGAGGGCGGCGCTATACACCGGGACCTGACCGTCCGTCGGAGCGGCCGACCAGAGCGGGGGATTGCGGTACGTGGTCATGGGTTCCTCTCAGGCTGCTTGACGCTCACGCGCCCAGCGGTCGCGGGCGCCGCGACGGGCGTTACACGAATGGTGCGCGGTGCGGACGTTCTCCGCCGTGTGCGGACCGCCGTCGGCGAGCGGGATCACGTGGTCGAGTGATGGCCGGGCGCCGTGGTCATCAGAGCCGGGGACGGTCGGCTCGTCGCAGAGCCAGCAGAGATAGCCGTCGCGCTCGTAGACGGCGACTCGGTCGACGACCTCGGCGGTACGGGCTCCGCGTTCAAGCGCCTCACGCTTCGTGCCGTGATCACGGCGTTTCTGCGGGTTCCGCCGCTTCCACTCCAGTGACCGCGTTGACGCCCGAGCGCGACGATCTGGGTCGGAGCCGTTCTCAGCCCACCAGCGGGCGAAGTACGCCGCTCTTCGATCGACATGTGCCTTGCGGTACTGCCGGTCAAGTTCCTTCGCTCGGCCCGGGTTCGCGGCGCGCCACCGACGCATCCTCACCGCGGCTGACGCTCGCCCCGCTGGCGAGGAGACCCGAACCTTCGTCTGCGCCTTATAGCACTCGATGCAGGACGACTTCTTCCCGCACTTCGTCGTCGGAGCGTCGTAGAACTCCGCGAGTGGCTTCTCGGCGAGACACTTCGCGCACACCTTCATGTTAAAAGGTCACACTCTGATACCCCGGCTGGAGCGGGGCGGGGAGCTGGAAGTCGCCGTTCATGTTGCACCAGGCGCTCGTGTCGAGCGGGACGCCCCCGGCGGACCCCGGCATCATCCCGGTCCGCCAGTCGTCGACGGGCCCGGTCGACCAGTTGGGGTTCTCGAGCGCCCACCCGGAGTAGTCGGTCGTCGACTCCTTGTTCTCGGCGCCTCCGGCGTCGTGGTAGAGGAACGCCCGGAAGATCCCGGTCCGCACGTACGGCGAGCCCGGCGTCGTCGGGGTACCCGCGGACGGGTAGCCGGCGGTACCGGGGTAGCCGGTGCCGCGCACGATCTGGCGGGACCACAACTCGATCCCGATGCCGTTCTCGCACGCGGTGAGCAGGAGGTGCGGGTACTGGTAGCCGGTCGTCTGCGCGGGGATCGCGCCGAGGGTGATCGACTCCCCGGACCCGGACGCCGTGGCCGTGAGGTTCATCCGGACCTGCGTCGCTGAGATGTACTGCACGATCGTCGCTCCGCCGGGGATGTTCGCCCCGGCGACGGGACGGCCGACGTCGGCGGGGACGAAGCTGGCCGCGGCGGGGCTGGTCAGGAAGAACTCGCCCTGCGTGACCGCTCCGTCGTTGAACCCGCGTCCGGCGGACCCGGGCGACGTGAGGACCGCGCCGCCGGCGACGAGCTCCATCTGCTCGGGGTCCCAGTCGCCCATCGAGAGCATGATCTCCCACCGCTTGTACCGGTCGCAGTCCTTGTAGGAGATGATCGGGACGCCGCACGCGGAGGCGGGGGTGATGTCGACGCCCTGGAACATGTTCGGCTTCCAGGTGCACTTCGCGATGGCGCGCCCCTCGTCCTGGATCATCGACACGGACGAGACTGTCGGCGATCCGTCGGGGTTGAGGCGCGTCAGGCGGATAGCGCACGCCTGGATGCGGGCCGGTCCGTTGGTGGCCATGGCGGATCCCTCTCTCTCAGGCGAGCGTCGTGTCGACGAGCACGGCGGATCGGACGAACTGGTTGGTGATCGGCGCCCACTCGCGCTCGACGCGGACGGGGGCGTTGTTGTCGACGTTGACCTGGGGGCTCATCTGGCGGAGGTCCCACGGGATGGTCCGGTAGTCGCCGCGGCACTTATAGACCATCTCAGTCGCGTACGCCCACTGGTAGCGGTTGCCGTCGATGCGGGCCTGCGACGCGCCGATCGTGATCGTCGCTCCGGACTCTGACGCGGTGGTTGGCTGGCTGAGCGTGACGGACGTCGGGCTTGCGACGGCGATGATGTAGGTCCCGGCGGGGATCTCGCCGTCGTCGTCGGTGACGGTCGACCCGATGTCGAGCGTCGTGAACGCGGCGGTCGCCGAGGTGAGCGTCGTGTTCATGGCGAGGACCCCGTCGGTGACCTGCCGGGACGCTACGTCTGGCCCGGTGCCCGGGTAGCCGTAGCCGGGGACGAGGAGGTTGTGGTTGACCGTGTAGACCTTGCCGTCCGAGTCGCGGATGTACGGGTAGATCGACATGAACCGCTGCACGAGGTACGGCGTCGCGTGGACCATCCCGGTGCCGCCGCCGTTGTCGGCGATCGCCTGGTCAAGCGCGGCGAGCGCCTGGCCGAGGCCGACGGCGGTCCCGAGGACCGTGCCGGGGGCCGCGTCGGGGTTCGGCCATGTGCTGGTCGTGCGGTGCGGGGAGGACGTCGGCGTCGACGGCGACGCGGACAGGTGGAAGTTCGTCGGGATCGCGAGCCCGTTCCAGAACTCCTCCTCGACCTCGGTCGACTCGTATCCGCGCAGCGCCCGCAGCGCCCGGCGGGCCCTCGAGTCGTAGTCGGTCAGGGGGAACCCGAACAGGGATCGTTCGTCGCGGGCGACTACCGTGAACGGGTCGTACCACAGGAACGGCGACTGGTTGGTCCCCGTCGGCTTCGTCGCCGCCGGGGCGGGCGGCGTGTTGTACCCGGCGGCGTCCGGGGCGACGACCTCGACGCCGAGCGTGAGGCTCAACTCGGGGAGGTACTGGAACCCGTGCAGCCACCGCTCGGAGTCGGCGAGCCGCTTGGATAGGTCCCCGGCGAGCGCCTCGGCCTCCGTCAGTCGGTCGCGGGCGTCCTCGACGTCCCGCTCGGCTGCCATGCGCTCCTCGTGCGACGCCGAGGCGAGGCGGTCCGCGGCGGCGGACACGTCCGCCTGCGCGGACGCGACCTTCTCGACGGCGTCGCGCTGCTGGGCGGTCGTGTTCTCGTCGTCGATGAGCGGAACGGAGAGGTCGAGCAGCGACAGGGGCGGTAGGACGATCGGCGGTGATTGGGGCAGCGTGAAGTCGATGCCTTGAACCGACGACATCGTCGGCGGTGTCGCCATGTCCTACCTCCTTCCTGTCGTAGCTCTGACCGTCGGCGTGGTCGCCTGCGGCCTACAGGCCGTTGCCAGCACCGAGGGTGACGGCCGCTGCGGCGCCGTAGGTACCGTCAGCAGCGACCGTGTGCACGCAACGGAAGGAACGCACACCGACGAACGCCGGCGTTTCCCACTCCTCTTGGAAGTTGCGAAATCTGTTCTGGGAGTTGAGGATGCTGTCTCGGACGAGGCCGAGGTTGAGTTCGCCTGTGGTGAGGCCGAGCCAGGTTCCCTCCGCCCACATGAACGTGACGATCTTCGTGCGGAACGCGGACCCGGACCCGGAGCCGGGGTAGTCGGGGACGGGGATCGGGGTCGCCGAGTTGGCCCCGGTGTTCGTGGCTCCGGAGAACCCGGAGGTCGCGAACAGCTGCGTGACGTCGGTCGGGCCGTCCTGGTAGAGGAACGGCATGAGCCGGTGCTCCTGGAAGAACCCGGCGATCTCGTCGTCGGAGAGGCCCCAGTTCGCGGCGCCGCCGCCGATGAACGTCGACAGGTAGTCGGCGCGCATGTTGTCGATCGCCCATGCCGGGATGCCGACCCGCAGGACGGCCCTCGGGTCCATCCTCTCCGCCTGGCGGTAGAGGGCGGCGAGGTGGCCGAGCTGGGCGAGGAGCTGGCGGGCGGTGCCGAACGTCTTCGACGCGGTGAGCAGCGTCGACCACTGGGTGATGACGTCGAGCATCTGCGTCTCGGCGACCCTCGCTGCGAGGGCGTCGGCGAGACGGATGTTCGCCTCGACCTGCTCGGGGAATGTGCGCCCGGTCAGGTTCGCGAACTGCAGCGACGTGTAAACCGAGTAGACGTCGAACTCCTGCTGGGTGCCGAGCGGAACGTCGAAGGTGAACTTGACGGTCTGCGGCGATCCGGCGGCGTCCTGCGCTGCGGACACGAGGCCGACGGCAGGCCCGATGTTGTTCGGGTTGCGGTTGGCGATCCGGAACGCGATCCCGGTGGCCGACCCGACGGCGTTCTGGGAGAGCGTGATCGACGTCCCCGAGGCCCGGGCGATGATGACCGTTCCGGCGGGGATGTGGCCGCCGCCGTCGGTCTCAACGATCGGCGAGCCGACGTCGGAGCCGAGGAACGCAGCCGTGGCCGACGTGAACGTCGCGGAGGTGTCGGTCGAGACGCCGTCGGCGAACGCGCCGGGGATGGTCGCCGCGGCGATGGACGCGAGGGACGGCGGGAGGACGAGCTTGATACCTCCGCGCTCGGCGACGAACGTCGGGAGGGCGGCCTGCACGGGGCGGGCGCCCTGCGCGAGGACGAGCTGCGGGTAGTACGGCTCGACCGGGGCGGCGAGACCGCCGGAGGCGAGGAGTGCCCCCTCGGACAGGGCCATGACTCCGCCCCTGCCGATCGGCGCCTCGCGCCCGGTCCACGGGTCGATACCGATCGCGTCGGGGCCGATGACGGACAGGACGTGACGGCGGAGCGCCTGAGAGTCGGTCCCGAACCGGCGCAGGTTCCGCGGGTCGTCGTCGGCGATGTCCATCTCGAGCGAGACGAGCGTGATCGGCTCGTCGGCGACGCCCGCCGCCTGACCGAGGGTCTCGGCCCGCTTCTGGTAGAGCTTGACGAGCCAGTCCATCGACGTGACCTCGCCGCCCATCGCGACGCCGTCGAACGGGTCGGTGACGGAGCGGAGGCGGGCGTTGAACCGCGGCTTCGGCGTCTGCGGTCCGCCCTCGGGCGGCGCGGCGTGGTCGGGACGGAACCGGCCGATGTCGGCGGCGCCTGGGCGGCGTGCCTGGGCGGG